CCTTATTAGCCGCTTCATGCGGAGTGATAGCATTATCAATGACATCAACATTCTCTCTGCCTTCTCTTAACCACACAACTAAGTATCTATCCATAATTTGCTCCTTTCCTTTGAAATGCGAATTTAGTCTGCTATAAATGTTTAACCAAATCTCTTGCAAGTTCCATATCATTTTTACCTTGTGCGATTCCGACACATGCAGCTTTAAACATATTTAAACTTGCCTGTTCACTTTCTCTACATCTGTCTATAATAGATTGATGATACTCTTTTTCAACTTCCCTCAATCTGGTATTCTCCTGCCTTAAATATCTATTTTCTCTCACAATATCAGCAAGTCCCAACACCAATTCTTCTATATCATAGCTTTCCATATTTGCCTTCCTTTCTTCCGATGAAACACGCATTTACTATGCTTCTTCAAACTCATCTTTTGGATCAACAAACTCTATCTTCTGAACCCAGATTGTACATTTGTATTCCTCTTTTAGATGTTTGTACGCAAGTTTTGCACTCTCTTTATTATCTACAGTGCGAAGATGCTCTAAACTTCCATCTGTATTATAACAACCTAATCTGTACTTCATGATTCGATCCTCCTTCTTATGAAATATCCATTTACTTGCCTTTACCACCATTCTTCTTCGTCATCATCAGATGTTTCCCAACCTTGATTCGGATCGCCCAATGATGGAGCAACTTTTTCATATTCCATTTCTCTTGTGGTAATCTTGATTGAATATTCAAGTGCTTCATTGTCTTCATCGTAACAAGCCATTACAATTCCAAGCCAACGAAGTTCACAATCCAATTCTTTTCCTTCATAGTATGCTTGCAAGTTTGCAATATCTTTTTCACTTGTACTACAATGCCAATTTTCATTCTTAATTCTACGAATGATTTCAGGAATCATTTCTTTGTTCCATTCTGGAATCAAATCGTATACATCGTATCTTCCGAAATTTCCGTATCCACCATAGCAGCCTTCATAAATTGCCTTTCCGTATTTCTCTTGAAATGGTTTTGGCACAAGCAAATATGTATCTGCTATCTTATTATCTACAAGCTGTTTATTTGTATCTGAATATATCCAACTGAACTGTCCCATATTTATTCCTCACTTTCTTAAACTCTCTTTATCCACAATACAATAACAACCAAAAGCGTCTCCAACCATGTCGTTATATAAATCAAGTGACTGTAAAATTTCATTGAATGTGCCTTCGCTATAGTCTTCTCTGTAAATTTCAAGATACTTCTGTCCCTTTGTAACATAATTGCTTTCTGTTTTGCTTCTAAAACAATCCAGAGCATTCTGTAAACAATCGGCTTTTCGTTTTGTATCATTCCAATAAGTGAAATATGTTCCATAATTCCACTGTTGATCTTCAGGCTGCGTTGGATCATAATCATTTGCTACGCAATATTGTGTATCACTTTCGCTTTGTAGTAATGCATAGCCATCTTTCCGTAAAATCTCTTTCCATTTCATGCTAATCAACTCCTAACTTTTTAATTTGCCTATAACAGTCATACCACCGACAATACTGTGTTTCCGTACTTCTCTTTGCCACAACATCCTGTTAATTGATTTCGGCACACTAATTACTTCTCCGTTTGCATTTACAAATTTCGTGTGACTTCCGTTACAATTATGCCCATTATTTAAAGCAAAATATCCGTTCGCTTCAAGAATAGGCTTGACAATCCGTGTATCATTTGTCCATCTTCTCTTTCCCATATCAACCAATCCTTTCCTTATTATAATGTGACCGTATAGCCGCTATCCCAGCTTCGTATTTATATGTTGTATGTATTTGGTTTGCTTTTCTGATATTTTTCTTACCGATGTTTCATATTAATCACTCGCTTTCTATATTTTTATTCTCTGTTTACTTGCTGATTTCTGCTGAAAGAATATCATACAGTTCTGCATCATTTTTTACGGGTAATACTTTAGCCTCGTAAAATGAAGCACCTTTGCAATTCTGTAACATTTTCTCTTCAACATTGATGCCTTTATTATTTGCATAAAGTTTCTTAATAACTTTTATATTACGTGGGGTAATTGCATTCTTGCTTGAGCCAGTCCAATTAAGGTCTTTAATCAATGCAACAATTTTATTCATCAGTTCATTTTCCTTCTTTGCCATACGAAGCATTACTGAAGATGGATTTAATGATCCTATTGGATTATCAATAATCTCTTCATCTGATGGAATCTGAATGTCATTTGCTTTGCAAATATTTCTAAATGCAACATAATCAGGCTCATTTTCTTCAACAGCAGCTCTATACATGTCATTGTTTGACATTGTTTTTCTGCCTTTCTTCTGTGCAAGAAATACTTTTCTCGCTTCTTCTTCATCGCAATTGAGGACTTCAACAAGAATCATTAACTGCTTTTTCATACTGATATTTCTAAGAATAAAAGCAATTAAGCGATGTGCGCCATCAGCAACGTACAGTTTCCCATTTTTAATGTACACTTTAATCGGATCAAACTGATTTTCGTCAAAGTTAATACTAATTTCTTCTGCTGTAGCAAAATCTGTATCTCTCTGCCATGTTGGAATATGTATAAGTGTCGGATCAATTTGAATGTATTTCTTTCCTGCAATTATAATTGACTGTCCTGGTATTAATTTTGATTCAATTTCGCTTAATTCCTCTTCTTCACTTTTCTTTTTATTTTCTAAAATAAATGCGTTTACCAGACTTGGTTTTCTATATCTTCTGTCTTTTAAACGTTTTCTAGCAGCACCTACGACTTTGCTTTCTCCATGAGTAAAATCATATCCAACATCGTGTATCTCGATTTCACCACGGTTGATTTTAAGAAACATGCAGATTCTATTTGCTATATCTGTTGACGGTTCGCTTTTTCCATACTCGTAGTTCTGAACAGTACTCACAGACATTCCCAATTCTTTTGCAAGTTCCTTCTGTGATACGCCTGCCTTTGTCCGTAATTCTCCTAATTTCTTTCCATTGATTTTGCACATAATTTTTACCTTTTTAACCTTTCTTTTTACTCTAATTTTTATATAAAAATAGCGACCACATTATTTTGCGGTCGCTTTATCTTTCTTAGTTTCAGTTTTAACTACTCTACCTTTACAAGGTTCTGCCCTATCAGAATCTCCACATGCATCATAATATACACAATTCCTGCATGGGTATTTTATTTTTTCATTCATGAGATAATCTCCCTTCTTATTTTTTCAATCCATTCATTTGCTTCTTTTGTATCATCTTCTCTTAAATTTTCAATTAAAACTAATATTGTATTTGTCATTACACCATTTGCTTTTGAATGCTGAAATTCGCACCAATAATCATAAGCATAACAGGCAACTTCTTTTGGGGTAAATTTGCCTCTCCAATGATTATTTCCGTATGTTGCAATGTCGTAAAAGTCACTGTATTCTAACATTTTCGCCACTTCCCTTCGCAATATGTTTGTTCGCATCTGCACATATTTCCATTCCGTGACAACAAATTCTGTCGCCACAGTTTGCACAAAGATTTCTCTTAATTTCTCTTATCTGGTCTTCACTCATAATTCCACCTCTACAAGAAGATATTCATAGTATGCTTTTTCTGTTTCAAAAAGCTGATATCTACCGTTTGCATATCCCATATATCCATCTGGAACTACGTATCCTTTCCCTTTAATCATTTATAACAACCTCCTTGTTTGCGTTATCTGGGCTAATTCCCATTTCAATAAGTGCATCTTTTGCTGATACATTTTTCGCTACTGCTAAAAGCAATGCATAGTAATTTGGCTTTAACATCTGATTTCGTGATAATTCATTCATGATTATATTCTCCCTTCTATAATAATCCGCAAGCAGCCATTAACTTCTTTGCAAATGGATGTTTGTTTTTATGTAACTGCTCTGCAAATTTTTGCTCTCTTGTATAGCATTCTTCTGCATACTTCATGTTTGAGTATGCAATTTCAGCTTCAGGTCTTGTATCTACAATTTCAGTTCCATTATAGGCACGAAATATTATTGTTTTCTGCATTTTATTCTGCCTCCCTTTTGCGTCATATCTTGCCTTTCCCATTTTGTTATTCTCCCTTCTGTGCATTAAAAAAGCGATGCTAACGTCTGTGCTAACATCGCTCTACTCATGTTATGGGTTTTAATTCCCTGTGGTTTCCGTTTAACCTCGGATCGTACCGAATAAATCCGTGACGGTGATTTTGCCTTTGCTACTTCGTAGTCACAATATGCATTGTGAATTACTTTTGCTTTTTCTGACATAATTATCACTCCTTTCTTTTATTATCTTTCCCAGTAATATCCTGATCCATCTTCAAGGTATATCTGTAATTTACTTTCCGTTGCTGTAAAATCAGTTATCTTTGATATATCAATCATGTTATTTCTGTAAGTCATTGTTTCGTTCGGAATATCTTTCAAAACATCCGTATAACTTGCATTTGCCTTGTCGTCAAGTTGACGTGTTACATCTTTCAATTCAACCGTGATATATCCGTCTTTTACATACCAACATGCTACATCCGACAATGGAATTGCCTTTTCTAACTGAATAGAATTGATAGCTGTTTTAGTTATAATCTGCTTTGGTGCTGTGGATTTGCCTATTAAAAAAGCACTCATTACGAGTGCTGATGTGATGATAAGATATGTAATTTTGTGTTTCATGGTTCGATTTCCTCCTTGATTTATTACGTGCTCCCTTGTATAATTATTTTACAAAGGAGGCTTTTATTATGGATAAAATTAAAACAAGCGAATTGATTTCAAAATTAGCTTTAGCTTCTGAAGAAGCTTGTAAATGTGAAGATATTAATTTTGAGTTTGCATTTCATGGTGCAATCAAAAAAGATATGAACGACACAATTACAGTTGCAGAAGTTATAAAACTTTTGCGTACTATCAGTGACTTTGATCGCTTTGCTTCTATTCGTACTACTTGTAAAGTATTACAAGAATTAGGCATTATCGAAAACGATGTAGATGTTTTTGATAATACTGCTTTTCGTTCTGAATTAAAGAAAGTATTTGGAAGATAGACTGTCTTAATCGGCAGTCTTTTCTCTTGTTATACCTATATAATCAAGCGTTTTCTTGATATCCGCATGTGAAAAATCTTTTAGCGGCTTAGGCGTAGTTTTCCTCTTACCTTTTAAACCTAAATATTCTTTTGTACTTTCTGTTGTGTGTTTCATCATGATTGTTTCCTCCTTTTAATTTGCGTTTTTTGGTATAAAAATAGCACCTAACAGATTTTAATTTCCGTTAGATGCTATATAAATCGGATTATTTATGTTTTCGATTCGCCCACATAAAGCAGTAATGTGGGCTATTTCCGTAATGTTTGCATTGGCACAAATTCAATTTTTAATTGCATTCCCAATCCAGAAGCAAGTTTCTTTAATAATTTTAAACTTGGGTTTCTCGTTCCATTTTCCAACTTGCTTATATCTGCTTGATCAATTCCTGTACGTGCAGCAAGTTCCTTTTGCGTTAAATTCTGCTCAATCCGTGCATCAATCATAGCACGGATGACATCCATTTCTGGCTGAATGTCATCCCATTCTTTTTTAAAATCAGGATCTTTTAACTGTTCCTGTAAATAATCATCGAATTTCATATTATTCACCATTCCTTTCTATAAAGTCTTTTCTGTACTTTTTCGCTTTTTCAATTTCGCTTGGTGGTGTCTTTTGTGCTTTCTTAACAAATCCATGCGTTAAAATTATTCTCCCTTGATAATAGAAGAAATATAACACTCTTGAAATATCTGTTCCAACTTTTGCACGTAGTTCAAAAATTCCATCTCCTAGATGTTTACTGTAAGGTTCTCTTAGTTGATTACCTTTTTCTTCCAGAAGTTTGATTTCCATTGAGAATTTTGCACGCATTTTGTCGTCAAGACTGTCCAAAAATTCTTTTACAGGAATTTCATCTCCATTTTCGTAAAATTCTGCTTTAAATTCACTCATAAATTTCCTCCGATGTACTTTCTATATGAGTATAATATGGCAATTTTTCCATATTGTCAAGCGCATTTTAATTTCCATTTTTAATTGGTTGTAATAAAATAGCACCCGAAAATTGGGTGCTTTGTTTGGTGTTGGGTGTATTATTTTTGGCGCTTTACTCTTCATCATATTTTGCGTCTATATATGCAATCTGCTCATCGTAATAAGCTCTTGCATTCTCACAACGGAGTTCATAGTTACTTCCGTTTGCTGGATAGCCTTCAGCTTCACACTGTTCAGCTATCTCTTTGCATTCCTCTCTGTACTGCTTTTCGAGTTCGCAGATTTTATCTATATCTGCCTTTGTATATACTCCTGCATCAAGCATTGAGTTACGCATTTCTTCTATTGTTGGCATGGTGGTTTCCTCCCTTACATTTGTTTTAATTTGGCTTGAAGTTCAGCTATTTGAGCTTCAAGTTTGGCTTTTTCGGCTTCATTTTCGTCAACATAAGCCATAATATCTCCTGGCTGACAAGATAATTCTTTACATATTTTATCTATGATAGACATTGCAACATATTTATTTTTATTAAAATTTGCCATAGTAGATGGACTAATTCCTAGTTTGCGTTGCAAGTCAATTTTTTTCATTCCTTTATTTTCTAAAATAGAATCTAATTTATAATAAGTTATCATATAATACTACCTCCTCTTCAAAATTCATCACCTCCAATATATCATAGTTTGCTACGATTAGCAATAACATTTTATTTTCCGTATGTCAATGCATATGGTTTTGCCTTGAACCATTTACGCATATTGTCAGTAAGTCCCCATGAAGTTTGTGCAAAGTCGTTTTGATTGTTTAGCACTTCTTTCATTGCTTCTTTTTTCGCTTTTGCATGTTTAATTGCCATGCTTCTATCTTTCCCCATGATTTTATCCTCCTTTTTAGAAGCTCCAACTATGCTTGAATTTATCAGGTATAGCAGTTACAGTTACAGTTCTACCCCAACAATCGAAGATTTTACCTTCCATTGCACAACCAAACTCATTTGCAGAGTTTGACAGTGTTACTAGCTGAGAAGTAACGGAGCAAATTTCATCTCCGAAAAGCTCAGAGTTGCAGGTGATCTGGTTTGCAAGTTTATGGATTTCATTTTTTCTGAATTTTAACATGTCAATTCCCTCCTTAATTTTAAAAATGCACACTATAAAAAGGGCAAAGTATTTGCCTTGCCCTCTCTAACTATGCATTTTATGGTTGCATACTATTTGTTGTTTTTCTTAGATTTTTTTGTGTACTTGTCAGTTAATACGCTAGGAATATCGGCAGGTTTGATAGTTCCTGCTTCTACCATCCACTCAAAGCCTACACCGTAAAGGTTTTTAAGCGCATTTGTTACGTCATACTTGAGAGCCTTTGTGCCGTTAGACTTTACAACGGTTTTCGTGTCAATCTTCTTACCGATTGACTCAAGAACTGCTATTTCAAACGTTGTACCTGATACATCAAGTTTATAAGCTTTATAGAAGCTTGCCACTGCTATCTTGACATCTTCTAAGCATGTAGCATCTTTCATAGCTTTGCGGAATTTTTTGTCGTGTTCGTTGTACTCAAAAGAAGCCTGTTCTTTGAGTAACTTATCCCACTCAACTTTTAAGCCTTCATTAATGGTTACATAATTAGCACGCATCCGATTGAGGTCATCAACTGTTACGTCAAGGTTAGTACCTTTTTCGAGCATATCGTCAATGGCTGCAATACTGTTATTATTAGCATCAATTTTTGAACCATAGATTGTATTCAGTTCGGCTTTTTTGATAATACAACGGAAAAATTCAGAAGTCCGTGTTGATAATGTGCGTGCTGACTGGAAAAAGTCAACTTTAGCGTTGTTTGTTGCTACTGTTGTGTTAGTTGTTGTTTTACTCATAATATCCTCTTTTCTCCGACTTGACGCAATCGGTGCTATGTATTTTTTATTGTGTACGTTGTTATCCTCAGCTTTTAACAGACTTGGAACTGTCAATCTTTGCAGATTGGTAGCTTTATAACGTCCTCCTCACCTTACCTGGTGCGCCTCACACCGTTGTACTTTCGTACACC